TCATCTTAGCTGTTTAGCGAGAGTCACTAATCTTCGGGAACTTATGGGCTGGCGGTCGGAACCGTCAACCATAAAATTACCGAGGTAAGTAGGAGTGATCATGTCGGTAGCGGGAACCGGTATTCCACCAGGTACCACGTTAACGTTATCCATGATGTGTTTAGCAAGACCGACAAATGCGTCGAGTGCTCGCCCACTCTCTACCCAACTAGAATGATAGTCCAGAGTACTCTTAAACCGTAACGGTAACGATACGGAAGGAGAGACCTCAGAAGGGCGAACCCGGTCTACGACCTTAGCAGCTAAGGAAGTAGATACCATCTCCTTGTAAGGGGATGGTGGGGTCCACCCGCAACCTCCCAAGTACCTAGGTAAGGTACAAAGGGTGGGGACTACATCTAATAGTGGTTCCGGGACCAACGGAAGAATCCGTGGTCCAAAGACAGATAGCAACTCCATAACATTTGAGTCCCTTAAAGGGGCCCATTTGTATGTTGAGCTATAAGAGTTGGCAGTAATTAATTTACCACCGAACTCTGCTATCTGGGACGATGTAACACACTTGTCCAAACTGACTTTACAGCCAAGCTTGTCCAATGCGTTCCTGTAGGTGTTATGTACCCTGGGGTTTGATATACAAATATCATCCCCTAAGATAACATAATCTTCCTTAGTTGCCCCACATTGCTCGAGTAAGCAATGGTGGGAAAGGGCAAACAATGGAAACGATGGCCCTAAACCAAGGGTTTGACCCCTGGTAAAGCGCTTATCACCATCAGGTGTTGACCAAACACCACTCACAAATGCATCCACCAGATCAAGGTGGGTATGCATGAGGTTTGCACTGTAACGATAACGTGATGTTCCAGAACGGCGCAATGCCGCTTTGAGAACCTCACGTTGATAAGGCCAAGGAAAAAGGTTCGTAGCATCTGTGAGGTCAACTGTAAAAACAGTTAACCCCTCCCTCAGCCACGATTGTACTTTACGTACACCTTTCCCTTGGTCGTGGGTACAGTCGCTCTCTATGTTCCTTAGGGCACCTAATAAAAGGTCCTTAACCGGCGTAAGGAAGAATTGTCCACCCCGCAATGGGTTGGCAATAACTCTAAGCTTATAGCCTGGCTCTTGGATAAATCCAAGAGATCCAACGTAATTGTGACCCCTATGCTTACGCGTAGAGGTGAACTTTCCGTTGGTGCTCATAAAGAGATTTGCACGCATCTCTGTTGGTACATAATGTTGAATTGCTTCACAATTCTCCAGAATGCCCCACCATTGTGCGTCATACGACATGGCCAAATCTTTTCCTAGGTTTACTTCCCTAGACCCATAACTTCCCTTACTCACGTAAGGGTTGTCAGTGGAGTACTCCAAATCATTCGGCAAAGTGGGCAACCGCCTTTGGGCGGAAACCGAGTTTGACATGTACGGTTTGGGTAAAAGATTCCTTGGACCTGAGATTGACTCAATCCAGCGCAATGCTGGTTGGGTTGGTCCCAGATCTAAGCCCGTTACGTCCTTGGACTCCATAGAGGAATAGAATTTCTCCAGTTGGCTTTCCGTGGGGTCATTCGCAATGAATGACTTGTACACGTTAACCATGTGTAAACGGTTAGTTAGAGATACGGATTGATCCGTCAATAACTTACCCCAGGCTCCTGTAAGGAAGCCTGACTCGGGATTAACCTGGGAAGGATCTACAAGAAGAGACTTTAAGCGTTTGAAACGCTTGATGGTCCATTCTAATCCAGAACTTTTAATCCAAGTGGTTAGCTCGGAATAAAGTGCGCCCGCTTTCCGAGGCGGGATGCTAAAACAGCTAGCTGTGCGATGAAAGAGTCGCTTGTCCATGATAAATGAAATTTATTAAGGTGACAGGTAGGCCCTCATTTTGAGAAAGAACACGTCGGAACGCATCCTTACAGGCCCCCACCGGG